CTCGGTTACTGCTTCTCGAATGTATTGCAAGTCGCGACTCTGAACGGCTGAATCTTTTTGGATGGCATTGATGATGGATGAATGCGCCCTCAGTTCTCCTCGCATTTCAGAGCGGTCTGTGCTGGAGATTTTGTCCGCCTCAGCAAGACTGGAGATCCGGCCTTCTTGAGTTGCTACCCATCCGCCTACGCCAGCGGCACCACTCAAAAGTCCAATGACACCACCAATGAGCCATCGGATGGTTTTGCGAAGTTCGTCAATGGCGAGAGATTCGTCGTGGCTCATGGTTTGTTAATTAGTTTTGTTCCGCAAGTAATCTGGGGTCACATTCATAAAAATTTACCAAACTGTAATTGGTCCACCTCCTGATGGAAGAGTGACGTTAGTTCCAGCAGTCATGTTAGCGACATTGAAAACTGATGTAGCAGTGATTGATCCTGTGCCGCCACCGATGTTGCCGATAAGCCCAACTGTGCCGTTGTTGGTGGTGACTGTCCCAGAATTAGATGAGACTGTTGCACCGCTTTCGTTGGTGGTGACCGTGGCGTTGTTGGTGGTGACCGTGGCGTTGTTGGTGGTGACCGTGCCGTAGTTGTTGGTGACCGTGGAGTTGTTGGTGGTGACCGTGCCGTTGTTGTCTGTGACCGTGCCGTTGTTGTCTGTGACCGTTTCTACGTTGGTGACGATTGTGCCGCCGCTGGAGTTGGTGATGATTGTGCCTCCGTTGAGGTTGGTCGTGCTGTTGTTGATGGTGACCGTGCCGACGTTGGTGTTGACCGTTCCGTTGTTGGTGGTGACCGTTCCATAATTGATGACAGTGTTATATCCGCTTGAAGGAATTTCATCAACCATGTTACCAGCATTGATTTCGCAATCATCGCTTCCAGTTGGAACAGCATTATTTGGAGTAGTTCCACCTTGGTCTTGAAACCAGTTAGCAGAATCGTTCCAAAGTCCAGAACCTTGATCTATGTAGTAAAGATTCATGCTGTAAATTCTTGGTTACGGACTACCCACCATTTTGAACCACTGTAAATCATCTGAAGGAGTCGAGTGCTACCAGATGCAACTGCGCCACTAAACGTGGTGTTAGTAGGTGTGACAATGTTAGTTCCTAGAGTGACGGTTCTGATAGCTCCAGAAGCAATCAAACGAATCTGCCAAGTGCTGCCGTTTGAACCGCCAGTAGGACCGTTAAGGGTCAAATTTCCCGTCATGGCAATTTGACGATTCTGACCATCAGTAAAAACTGGAGTTACTGCTACAGCGTAGGGAATGCTTGTTGGTGCTGTATCTGCACCGCCACCAGATGCAGCAGCAAGTCTAATGGCATTAAGCAATGTCGGAACACTAACAGGAGGCGGAACTGGCAATGTTTGAGGTATTCCAGGCATAATAGTCAGGATTGAAGCTGTCCTTGTGTGGCAAGAAGTGTCGCGTAGATCAAAGTTGGAATGCTAACAGGTGGCGCTGGAACAATAAGTGCATTTGTTGAAATGGCACCAGAATAATTGCGATTCACAAACGCAATGCGGATAGAGTTCCATAGCTGAGCTTCTGACACAGATGGAGGCGGCACTGGCAACGTTTGGATGGTTCCTGGCATTGTGGATAAATTGTAGTGTTTAGTTCACAAATCAATCAAAATTCAATTCTCACTGAGAAGCCAATGCCGATGCGAAAATAACATCTAACTGCTCAGGTGTTTGACCAATAGCAGCGCCAAGTGCAATCACAAATGGATGGTCGCGATGGACTGTAGTGCTTTGCGCCGTGTTCCACCAGATCTCGCCTTCTGGAGTTGCTAAAGCGGCGGATTTAACCTGCGGATAAAGTCCAGCTTGCAAGAGGGCGAAGGCGAGGGCGCGGAAACTGACGATAACTGGCTGCGGCGGATACTCATTGACCTGCCAACCGAGCGTCAGCGTCTTGGCCTCGTGGTCTGCCGACTCGGTGCGCGTGAGGTATTGAGTGATGGTGATCTCCGGCTGTGGGACTTCGATCACATCATAGACTTGAAGCACGGGATCGAGGCCGACAATCTCAGCGTCGTCGTCGCGTGGATAGGACGGTAGGAAGGTCTGCGTGACGGTGTTGTAGAGTCTTTTCATGCGCTGATTTTGAATTCAAATTCGAGGGTGTAGGGGGATTGGTTTGTGCTGCCGCTGATTTTTTTCATGCGATAGTAACGGAATGCCGTGGTGTTGGCGGACAGCGCGGTGATCGTAGAAGTCGTTGCTCCGCCAAGCGTGAAGGTTGATCCAATGCTCGTCCAAGTGCTGTTGTCATTTGAGCCTTCCCATTGCCAGACTCCCTGAGTCTGTGCGCCGCTTTGATAAAATTTAATTTCATTGATGACTTTAGCGGTGCTGAAATCGAATTTTAGCCATTCACCATCCGCGCACCCATTCGGCATCCAAATAAACGATGTGGCTTTATTTCCGTCCTTTAGCTGGAAGAAATTCACTGGGGCATTCATCGGGTTGCTCGCACCCGACTGGGTTATTGTCGGGATGCCGCTGGTGCGATTGCCTGAGCCACCAGGATTCGAGTAACTGGTGGAAACAGCCACAGAATACTGGAAGGAATTTACGAGGTTCATGCGCGAGTTCCGATAATGGTTACCTTCAACCCAGCGCCAGCGATGGTGCTGCCGATCTGGTCGATGTCGATAGTGATCTCTGCGTCGTCTGCCAATGCTGAGTCTGATATTACTGCTGGAACGGCTGCAGTGGTGCTGGTTTTTTCTGTGGCATCAATGGACAGCTTGGTGCTCAGGATGGAGGTTCCGTTTTCGTTGATGTCAACGATTAGTGTTGATCCTGTAGGAGCGGTGCCAACACTAGCGCGAACAGACGTAACCGTCATCGCACATGGCATGCGAAAAGTTAGCTTTGCGGTTCCTGCAGTAAGTGCGGTAGTTTCGTCTGAAACTGCTGCTGAATACTCAAATGGCATACCAACAAAGCTGCCACCTGCTCGATAAATGAGATTTCCTTCAATGGTTAAATTGCCAGCCGAGCTACGGGCGAGGGTTGTATCAGAGGCGTGACCAATATCCAGACTTCCGACACCCAGCGCAGCGGATGTGGAGGGAGTGATTCCAGCGACAGGTAATCCAGTGCAATTAGTGAGCGTTCCGCTTGATGGCGTGCCAAGTGCTCCGCCATTGACTACTGGCGCTCCTGCGCTCCCCACGTTGACCGCCAAAGCGGTCGCAACTCCGGTGCCGAGGCCAGTGATGCTGCCAACAGCAGGGGTGATCGTGTTCGTTGATACAGCCGTGACAAGCCCCTTGGCATTGACCGTCACCGCTGGTGCCGCCGTGGCGCTACCAAAGCTGCCGACGTTGGTGTTGACCGTAGCGAGCGTGGTTGCGTTGTTGCCTGCCAACGCTGTCACATCACCAGTCAATGCTTCGCGCCGAAGATTCGCGCCATTCAGTTCTAAGCCACCGTCAATGCCGATTTGCTGAATGCTACCACTGCCAGACGCATGTCTGCCGATTAAATGCGCCGTGCTGATGTGCTGCATTTTGGCAAAGGTCACTGCATCGTTTGCAATTGTCGTTGCGAAAGTGCCTGTCCCGCTTCCAGTAACGTCGCCTGTTAGCTGGATAGTTTGGTCACCAGAATTTGTTCCACTCAATGTGCCTGATTCACCGTCCGCAATAGTAATACCTGAATCCTGAATAAGTTTACCCGTGGTTGAATCGAAACGGACAATCGCATTGTTTGTTGCCGATGATGGACCGAAGACATCTCCAGATGGAGATGGCGATGGAGCATATAGAACTCCACCAGACAAAGTTAATCCGCCACCAATACTGATTTCTATTACTGGGTTATTTGGGTTTCCTGTCGAGTCTGCTCCAAGCAAAACCCCAGGGTTAAGTGTTGCCATGTTAGACAATGGGAGATTGCCAGTAACATCTGCTGCCAAGTCAATAGAATCCAACGTAATTTCCTGTCCTGAAATGGATAGATAATCCAAAGAACCAGCCAAAGTCACATCTCCTGTGTTAGTCCCGCTAAGGGTGCCACTTTCTCCATCTGCAATAGTTATGCCAGAATCTTGAATCAACTTGCCAGTAGTCTGGTCGTATCTGGCAATCGCATTATCAGTTGCCGAAGCTGGACCAACTACATCACCTGAGCCACTGGCCGTCGAGTTAATCGTGATTGAATCCGTTGAGGCATTCGTAGTGATGGTAATATTGCTACCAGCTACAAGCGTGAGTGTATCACTGGTGGAATCTGCCACTACATTGCTTTGGCCTGCAACAGCAAACGTGCCGAAAAGGTTTTGATCACCTGTATTCGTGCCAGCTAGATTTAGCGTGGTCTTCATTGTGGCGGCATCAACACCAAGTTGAATACTTCCAGATGTCGTCACAGGTGATCCTGAATCAACCTGGATGCCATCTGTTCCAGTGATGCCAACACTTGTAACAGTTCCAGTTCCAGCAGAACCATTGGCGGCAGATGTGATGCGCCCCTTGCTATCCACCGTGATGTTTGCCAGCGTGTATGCCCCTGGGGTTACAGCCGTTGATGTAAGCGTGGCAGCAGCAGAACCAGGGCCAGATGCAGTGACATCTCCAGTGAGTGTCGTGATGTAGTTGCCAGCAGGCTGCTTGCTGTTGAACGTGCTCCAATCAGTGGATGTCAATGCGCCCGTGGTTGATGCGGAGGATGTTCCAAGGCTCAATGCCTGACCAGCAATGGACAAGCCGTTTGCGGTGCCAATCGTTACGTTGCCTGTATTCGTTCCTGAAAGCGTTCCGGTTGCACCATCAGCAATTGTGATTCCAGAGTTCTGGATGATCTTGCCGCTTGTCCCATCAAAACGAACAATCTGGTTATCTACCGAAGAGCTTGAGCTAGTCACATCTCCAGTTCCACTGACCGGATTTGCAACATTGATTACAATGCCTCCGTCACTTAGAACCTCAATCGTTGGACCAAGTGTGGAATTGACTGAAATGTTTGTCTGGCTCATCAGGTTGTGGTCGTGTAGTTGGAGAGCACTTCTCCGATGCCTTCCATCAATGTTTCGACATAAGCTGGGGTGCTGTCGTCAGTCGTTTCAATCTGCCAGACATATTGCCCAATTGGCAATTCGTATCGACCTGGATTGATGGTGAATACCCAATTCACCGGATCACTAATGGTGATGTCTGCATTGCCGCTGGTGAGTTCCAGCGTTGGCATTGTGCTCTTGGGGTTGAGCTTGAATGCCATCTTAACTGAGGCCAGATTTCCAGGCGCAATGCGATTTGACACGGTGATGGACGGAAATCCATTCCATGTGTCTCCGGCAACGAAGACAACCATTGCGTTTACTTCATCAGAAAATGCTGGCCTCATAAGATGAGATGTTTATTTGAAGACGCCCATTTTTTTAGCGCGATCCATCATGTCTTCTTCTTCAGACATTTCTTTTTTAGGCATCGTCACTTCGACTTCAACTCCTTCATCTTCCATCTCCATCTCGTCGTCTTCCATCATTGGAATTTCGGTTCCATCAATGGCTGTCAGAGTGAGATTGCCGTCTTCATCGGCGAGGAATGTTCCAACAGCTTGAAAAGGCTGTCCAGGTGTTGCGTCTTCTGGCATTTGCCAGCCTTCAGGTGAGGTAAAAGAGAGTTTCATAAGCAATTAGCTATTAGCAGAGTTTTGGTGTGTATGCAAGAAAGGCGGGGCTAGTTTTTTAAACTAACCCCGCCTCAAGTGGTTCTACTCAATTAAGAGCAGGCGGTGTTCACAACCCAGTTGGTTGGGCAGCGACGGAAGCGGAGGATTGCGCCGTATTCAGGAATCACTGGCTGAGCACCGTAGGCGAACTTGCCACGGAAGAAGCCAATGTTTTCATCAACGTTGCAAGTGCGGTCATACTTGTTGATCCAGTTGAATCGGCCAAGGTAGTCCTGAGGAGCGAATTTCATCTCCCCAGCGGCAAGCTGAGAATCAGGAATCGCAAACTTCACAACCTGCTTGGTAGCGATGATCGCATCTTCGTATTGAGCCGTGAAGTAGGCTGGATTGACGTTCGCAGGATCACCCTTGTTGGTAGCAGGGAGCATGAAGGGAACGCGCACCCAAGCGCCACCGACAAGATTCCAGCGAGCAGCAGCGATGTCGATGGTCATCTTGAAGCCGTTGAGGCTGTCAAAGGAACCAGGGGCATTGTTGAGCGCACGGACCTTTTCGGAGTCCCAGCGGATGTTCTGGATGGTCACGCCATCGGTAGCAAGCGTCTGCTGAGCCTCATCGGAGAGGACGAGTGGCAGAAGAGGCTGACCCATCTTATTGACGGAGAGGCCGTTCTGAATGTCTGCTCCATTGCGGATGAGGCTGTAGCGGATGTAATCAAGCATCTCGCGCTTCAGGGTGCCAATCGTTCCAGTGGCGAACGAAGCGGAGTTGACCGTAAGGCCAGCGTCAGCGACGTACTTGTTGGAGCAGATGGACGTGAACTGGTCGCGGCGCTGATTTTCCCACAGGTAGCGGGAGTATCCACGAAGGTTACGGATGAAGGCAGCAGCCTGCTGAACGATGTTGTAGCTCATGCGAGCATCTTCGATACAGAAGGGAGGGCTTTCGACAGCCGCAATCTTGAGTTCCATCGAGCGGCGAGTCTGCGAAGGATAGATTGTGGACACAGGAGGCTGGCAAGAACCGCCTTCGTCACCGCTACCGCCGTCATTGAAGCCGTAGGTGGTGAACGTGACATCGGAACCGAACGGCATCGCACGCTCAAATGTCAGGAAGTTCGGGGTGTCGCCCATACCATTGGGCCAGCGGGAACGCGGAACGATGGAGTCGTTCTGCCAAGGATTGCTGATGAATTGCTTCTCGGAAGGATCGTCGACGATCCGGTTTGATTCCGACTCCAAGAATTGATTAATATCTGTACATGCCATAATCTTAAGTGAGTTTAGTTGTTTTGCCTATTAGGCGGGTGTTGGAACGGGTTGCTTGTTTGAACGAAATAGATCGTAGCGGAATGCCACGACACTTGTTCTGCTTCCATTCTTGAGCCTGGAATGCCCCATTGCTGGGTTTGCCCCGTATAGGGCGCTCAGTCACCATTTCACCTAGAGAGCCTCCTAGGAGCGTTGATACACGCTTTTTAGCTCATGGCGATGATGTCACCATAAGCTCAACAGTCAAGATTATTTTACTGAAATTATACGGAGTGGGGCATTTTATCCCTTTTCTCTCTATTTTCCCACCACCACATTGGTTGCAAATTGGAAAAATGAGCAAGTCTTATCACATCCTCTTCCGTTTTTGCGGAAGAAATTGGAATGATATGATCAATCTCAACCATTGAGGTTCCGGTATAATTCTTCTCTTGAAATGATTCCCACGTCATTCCGTCATAAAATTGTGACTCAATATGAGCTTGGAGGGTTTCCCAATCACAACCAAGAATAATAGAAGTTTTGCAGTTCTTCTTAAATCCAAAACGAGAAATAGCATATAACGTTAATCGGCGCACCTTGCTGATCAGTGCATATTTTGGATCAGAAGCATATCTTGACCTCACCCATTCCCTTAAATTCTTCCGGCTTCGATCTTTGTTCGTTTCATAATACGCTCTCAAGTGCTCCTTGTTCCTCTCCCTCCAATCACGAGTCATCTGAAGGCGCTTCTCCCTATGTTTCTCCCTGCTGGCTCGATGAGACGCCTTAAATTTTTCAGGATTCTCCTCCTGCCATTTCTTCGTTCTCAATCTCTCAGCCTCCACATTCTCTTTGGCATACTTCTTCCTAGCCTGATCCTGCTTATCACAACGGCGCTGAAACTCGTCAGCAGTAACCCAAACCTCATTGCCGACATTGGAATACGAGAAAAAGATCATTCCATCATCGCGCACATCCCCACGTTTCCGAGGATTCTCCGGTTTAACAGCTTTTGCCAACTTGCGTTTTCTGTAATCGTCATTGCGACGATCTGAATCTGCCTGCCGCTTCTTGGCAGTTTCCATGGGTAGCCATATTTCACGGCCATCTCCCCTCATTCCCCAGAATACCTTACCATCTTCGCGGGTGTCCCAACGCTTCTTCTTGACCTTATCGGCCCCATCAGTGATAATAATTTCATTCTGCATGACTAGTTCTTTTAGTTGTGTTGATAGATGCCGCTAGGAACGCCAATTCCAGCGGCATTGCTTTTTTAACCCAGGATCGCTCTCTTTTCAAGAGGTTCTTGACGAATCCAAATCCATCTGCGATGTTTTCTCACGCACAAGGTTTTGTTTTCATGTGTCCCTAGTGCTAGACGCCGTGGCGAGTTGGTTGCTCCCACGGCGTTGCCCATTTCAATCCTATATGACAACCCCATCCATCTACATCCGTATCGACCAACTGCCAGTCGGCTCAAACTCCCGCTTCGAGGCACAACTCGTTATTGGCGACGACGAAACAGGCCAAGTGGCAGGCTTCAAATCTCCCGTATTTGAGTCAGAAGACGAGCATGAGCCATTCGTTGGCATGATGCAGCGAATCACGCAGGCGCTTCTTCAAGTGCGCGACTTCAAGAAGAGGGCAACTGTTGAAGACCTTCATATTCTCAACAAGCAAAGTCAGGAAGTTAAACCTGACGATACCTCGTTGATTATTATGCCGTAAGCATCACCCTTGCCGCTGGTGCGCCTGGAATCGAGCCATAATCGAATCCACGTCGTAGCCAGTAGGCAGGTTATCATTCGTGCTCACAGGCGTAGAAGTGCTAGAAGGACGAGGTGAAGCCGCAATGCGCGACTTCAGCGAAGTCTCAAGCTCAGAAATCTTGGCATTCCGTTCGTCAAGCTGACGCAACAAATGTGGAAGAATCACGCTTGCACGCGCTGCTACAGCCATGCTAGCAGGGTCTTTTCTGATCTCAGCCCTTGAGACTGCTTCCATAAGCTCCTTGTTATCTTTGAGAAAAGGAATTTTCTCTTGGAGCAGCTTATTTGCAGCTTCGGTGGCAGACGAAAATTGCTTGTCTTCATCCTCTTTGGCTCTGCGAGATTTCTCTTGCTCCATGAATGAAAGCTCCTGCTTAGCCCTGTCAGCATTCTCAAGCATGTCGGACGACTTCCTGAGAAGCGACTGAGTATTGCGGGCATGCTCCATGAGTTCAGCGGCATCTGTTGGGTGCCAGCCTTCAGTCACTTCGCGCAGTTTTTTACGCTGCTCGATAGGATCATTAATCTCCAAAACGCCTTGAAGCGTCTTTGCATCAACGTCATTTGCTCCTGCCAGAACTTCGATTGCCTGACCAATAGCGGCAGCAGGTTCGAGGATGGACTCATAGTAGGCGGTGGAGTTCTGAACATCATGGATAGAGCGAAACTGCTCATGCTCACCAAGTTTCGACTCCATCTCGGAAATACGCCTCTCGTACGCGGAAATATCCTTACCTTCAAACTCAGCAATCTTCTTCCGCATCTCTTCGATTTCGATCATCTTCTCCTGAACAGTCTTGTCCTTTTCAGGAAGCGTGTTCTTCAAGCTGTCGCGTTCTTCACGAAGCTGTTTCAACTCAGCCTTCATGTCCTTCCATGTGGAAATGGCTTCAGGAGTAGCTTTAGATCCCTTTGGAAGATCGTTTTCAGTGACTTCCTCAATCTTTTCCCCAGGCTCATCACGCTTCACATCATCCTTGGATGGCTCTGGATCAGTGGGTGCAACTTTATCCTCAACCTTGGCTTCGTTCTCTGTAGGAAGGAACGATTGGGCGCGATCCCACATGGCTTGAGCTTCTGCGGTTGCGTCGTATTCTGGTGGCTGTGTGTTTTCGGTGTCCATATATTTTACTGATGGGTCTGTTCGAGATATTTTTCGTCAATGTGGCTGTACGCTTCAAGAGTGAATGCGTCCATGTGTTGGTTGTCAGCTTGAGGTCTAAATGCCAACGCTTTCAACAATCGCAACGTGCGACGAATACCAGCCTGTCCGGCGTGGATCATAGAGATAACCATAGGAGCTTCTGCTTTGTAGTCGCGAACAAGGCCAGTCAGAATCGAATCGTTAGGCTCAGTCTTTTCTTCAATAATCGCTAGAGCTTCAATCATAACTGGGTCTTTGAGCAGTGCAGAAAGACGCCCAGGACCATCTCCATCTCTGAATTTTTCGAGTCTCGTTTTTTGTGTATTTGCTGGTATCATAGAGAACTTCTAATGGATGCCTGTTGCGCTTGATATGAAGCGCCCTTCAAGGCAATAGCGGCAGCGGCAGCGGTATCTTTCAGAGCGCGAGCTTGAGCAGCATCAGCTTGGCGTTGTTCCATCTTCACACGGAACTCCTCGGATCGTTGATCCATTTTTGCACGCCACTCAGCCATCTTCATTTCAATCTCAGACGGTCCTTGATCTTCTTGAGGTTGACCAGATGCCTCCGCCTCCATCGCCTGCTGTTTCTGTAGGTGTCGCGAGCCGTTGACAATGATCTCATTGAACTGTTGAAGTTGCTGACGGAATTGAGGAGCTTCTGGACCAGTGAACTGCTCAAGAGTCTGAGCAGCATGATCAAAGATGTTTGACATTGGCGGAACAATCTGAGCATACATCTCAGGATTCTGACCTGCTTGGTCAAACTGCTGATAAAACTCAGTCAGCTTGGCAATGTGGGTCTGCAAGTGAACGCTCTTGTTTTCGTTTGGCATAATTGCCTGAGTAGCGCCTTGAGCAAGAATTGCATTCTGAGCATCTGCAATAGCGGCATCAATTGGTGGGCGCTGATTGGCTCCAGCAGGAGTCGTAAGCTCATCAGCCATCTGCCAGCCAGCGATAGCGCCAGTGAAGTTGCGGATGAGAGTCTGCTTGCCGTATTCATCATAATACGGATACATCGGCATCAAGTTCTCGTATGCCAAACGACGTGCTGAAGGACTACCAAAGCCAATGGAACGGCTGGCTCGCGTGTAGCGCAAGTCCATGTTCTTCAATGCTTCTTCTGGAATACCATCCTCAAGGCACATTTGACGGAACTGCCAAACTTCCTCACCTCCAGGTTCACCACGTTGGTATCCAGGACGGAAGAAACGACGGCCAACTTCATTCATTAGGCGGTCAAACGGCTGCATGAACAAGTTGATGGAAGTCACAGAGAGCTGTGATGCCATTTCCATGCGAGACATCGCCTCAAACTTGGAAAGCTCCCTGCCGGTATCGAGCGTTTTGCTGCTCGTGTATTGAGCAATGTTGGTATAGACTGTCTGGCGTAGGCTCTGAACTGCTGGCTCAATATTTTGAAGCATGTTCGGCTGCGGAGTGTGCTGAATCTCAGCCCCAGGAGTCATCAGATAGAATGCGCCATAAGGAACAATTCTAAAGTTCTCAATAGCCTCTTCACTCTCAACGCGAATAATAGGCTTTGCTGTATTGGCAATATTAACCTTCTCATTTTCAAGGCGCATTAATTGATTGAATGCATTGAACATATCAGAACCAAGGCCGCGAATGCCGTGATAATTACCATTGGTGCCGATACCGCGAGTGAAGAAAGTAAACGCCTCGCTAGCATTGCGATAAAGGTGACGACGCTTGAAGAGAAAGTTCTCAGGAACGCCATCGGTAATCGGATAGCCATTCTCGGCAAAAGCGTACATGGAGTAGCTTCCATCAAGCTCCTGCACCCACATGTAAATCACTGAGATAGACGGACTCGTCTCGCCATAGGTGATGTCATTGTCTTTCCAGCGAGCTTCCCATTCCATCCAGTTGAGCATGTCTGGAATCTGCTCAGAGGCGTTCATGATTGCCTTCTTGAGTTGATCGCGATCCCATCCTTGCTCATCAGCAATATCGCCCATATTGATGTACTTCATCAAGTCAGCAGGATTTTCCAGCTTCTTGAGGCAGGCATATTGGATTTCAGCTTCGTTGGCGCGTGTCTGACGTGGAATCTTGAAGTAGGCAAGATTCGTCACGTCCCATTCCCAATTGAGAGGGTCTTGGAAGTAAGCAATACCAACACCGTGGAGAACCATGTAGTGTGGGATGTAGCTGTACTTGAAGTTGAACTGAGGCCAGCGACGAATGACGCGGCTCATATTCAGGCTCATTTTCTGCGACCATTCTTGACGCTCCTGTTCAGAACCATATTTAGTGCGAAGGTCAATCAGGCTCTCTGTGCCAGAGATAAGGTCATAGAATGCCGCGAGAGACGTATCCAGAACGGCTTTAGCATCGCCTGGATTGAAGTTGGACATGTATGCCAGACCCTGCTTGGCAAGCTGCATTTGGTCTAATGGAGGAGCGCCATCAACCATTGCCTGAACCTTTGCCATCTGCTGATTCGACTTCAAATCAGCCTGTTGAAGGCGGAACCAAAGGCTTCGAGCAGCGCCAACATCCTTGATTCGTTCGTCAAGGAATTTACCCCGGTCATCTACGACGGGAGGATTATAGGACTCAAGGGTATTTGTGGCGTCTGACATAATTAAACGAGGCTAACCCATTTAGGCGGTCCCGCAACCTTCAATCCACTTCCAGTTTCGGAACATGCTGAAACGATTTCTTCGGTCTTGAGTCCAAGCTGCTCTGCAATCTTCTTGGCTGTTAGGCGATCTTTACTAGCTTCCACAACTCCCTTGATACGGAAAGCTAGGAATCCAACAGATGGAAGCTGGCCCTCTTGTCCAGTAAGGCTTTTTGGCTCCTCAACCACCGTTTTTGGTTCAACTTTATTAGCTTCGGAAGCCTTAGTTGTAATTTTGTCAGCCAAAACCAGTTTCGCGAGACTGCCATCTTTGCAGCCGTGGATGACTACCGCATGGCCGTCATAAGGCTTGGCATGGCTCAGGTTCACATCGCCAGAAAGATCATCACAGACAATTTGTCCATTTTCTACTCGGTAGTTGCCCGTGTTCCAGTTGTGCTGGATGAGAATCGTATTGTGAGCGTGTGGAACAACCTCATAACGAAGTCGGATGTCAAAAGGCTCAAGTGGGCCAGCCCAAGGCATAGAACGATCAAGTTGACCAATGTTTGGCGAAAGAGCGCCCATCGCATGATGGTAGATGCCAGTGCCAACCATGTGAGGATCGCCAAATGACGGCTTGAGTGATCCGTCCTGCATGATGGAAAATCCACGAGTTGGAACGATTGCCCCCATGTGAGCTTTACCAGATTCGTGATGCTCACGTTGGAGCTTACTCAGCCAGCCAATTTGAATTGGCGTATTGTCCAACTCATAGAAATACCAAGGTCCAGCGGTATATTTCTCACTTACCGTCTGAGCAACAGCGCGGAAATGCTTAGCGGCAGCTTCCGTGGCTCCATTGGAGTGGAAGTCGATAATGTGAATGTCTAGGTTGGAGAATAAAGGCTTAATCTGCTCAGCAAATACGCGAGCTTCATTCTCAATTTCTAGGCGGGCAAAGATTGCACACTGGAAACCAGCATAAGGACCGAACTTCTTGAAGATTTCCGCCGTATGGGGCAGGTTTTTGGCGTCACTGGCACTAACAGGAATAGCTAAGAGCATAAGATTTCTTGGTTATAAGGGTTTGATTGAAAGTGGTCAAATAGAATTTCAAAGCAAATCTCCAATATTTCCACTCGTTAGAGTAAAGATTGGATGATCTGTGTAGCTATTCTCACGAAGGGCATCCATTGCAGCCGCCATGTTTGACATGCGTAGATTGCCACTAAAAGAGTTTGGCGCGGCTTTTACGGTAGCTTTAACAACCTCTGCTTCGGCTTGCTCATGGCTGATTCCAAGTAGCTTGGATACCTTGGATGCCACCTTTCTCACGGTGCCTTCTTGAATCCGAATGCCGCCATAGTCATAGATCCAACCGTATCCACGTCCAACTTTTGGCACAATCGTTGTGTCGAAGTTTGACCAATGAATGGCGTTAGACTTGAGGCTTTTTGCTGGAACATGAGCAACGGCTGGAAGAGTCACCGTTCCATCAAAGACATACTGAGCATTATACGCTTTTGGATAAATGCAGTCTGGAATGATGAGTGATCCCTCAAGGATTCGAGGGTGCTTCAATCCTTCGGCAATTGTCATGCACGAGCTTTGGTTGCCGATGAACAACTCACTTCCGGCAATCGCCTGTGCAACTTCCAGCATATCGTGTGTGACGATGTAGCGAACCTTGCCAAAATGATACTCAAAATCAGCGTGCTCCTGCGGCAATCCAATGAAGCACAAAAGATTTCCATAGTGTTCAACTACCTCTCTCCATGGAAAATGTGGATTATTGTAGCGAGGACTGCGATTGATGACTATGAGGCCGTTGAACTTCTTGTTTTGCTCAACTGTCAGCCACGGCTTGCTCATGTCTGGTAGCGTGTCGATGAAGTGCGTGTCAAGAGCATGCTGAGCATGGCAGGTAGCAAGATTACGTCTTCTGTCGTGCCAACTTGGCCTGAAGCCTTCTGATGCCCAAGCAATAGGCTCTCGCTTCCAGATTTTTACAGAGTTGATGTATGGTTGGGATTCGATCAGTGGCCTAATTAGCGGCAGTCTTGCAACAAAGCCCTTGGTTGATCCATTGTCGCGGGCGTAATAATCGAACGTGCCGCCGTGGTGATTGAGTGTTGCTAAGCTTACCACCGCATCACCCAAATCACCAACTCCAGAGACTCCAATAATCTCATTACGCTTCATGGATGGCATGATGTGGTCGATTAAACTCTGAGCGTTATCTTTGTGGAAGATCACAGAATCATCTCGCAGAATATGCAAATCACGCGGGAACTCGTGGAGTGTGACATCACCCCTAGAATCATAGAAGCCATACGAGTGTTGAATCAAATCAGTGAGTCCAATTTGATCTGGAAAATTGGTAGAAATCCACTCATCAAATCCGCCCGTAGTATATCCAACTGGAGCTTGCTCGTATGCGTCCGGTCCTTGTACACCAATGCCCGTAAAATTATCAAATGGTGGATTGCGAGTCTTTGGATAAAGATACAGCTTGCCCTGCTTCACATACTCATCAGTGATCGCTTTGAGCCATCCCTTCTTGATTGGAATAGAGTCGCACTCAATCCACATAAAAGCCTTACCACGCATCGCTTTGGCGCACTGCTTAAACGCTAAGTTTGCCACCTCTGGATAACGCATACCAGGAGGGTCTTGAAACGACATCGTAATTACCTCGGTGCCATCTAGTTCCTTCAAATATTGTACCAAGCGTTCAGCCTGACGTTTTTCGTGAGGCGCTATGTTGAGGACTACTGGTAGCAGTGATGTCATATTTTCTGGTAAATAATGCAAAGTTGAGCTAACCCATTGTGCATGGTCGAGTCAAAATCAGGATCATTCCACTTGTCCCAATGGAAGCCGTCTAGTTCCATACGCAGATCAACAAGGTGTAATCCAGCATCCTTGCCCATTTGCACGATGCGCTTGTAGTCGTAGTGATCGTGGTTCATCGGCTTGTCCACGCTAACAATATCCCATGATGTTTTGTGATCTGGATTAAAGCGTGCTTGATGAGAACTGCCAAAGCGGAAATCGCGGAACTTCTCATAAGCACTGTAGAGCGGAACTAGAATGTACACATATCCGCCCTCTTTGAGAACTCGGCTCCAGTTTTGAAGAGCTACTTCTGGATCGTTCATGTGCTCCAGGCAATGGGCGCTCACTACACAATCAAACGATTTGTCAGCAACGCCAGTCAGATATTGCGCGTCTCCATCAGGCAAGTCCCAACCTCGAACAGTTGATGGTGGATCAAGTTTGATGGCGTCTGGACCACAGCCAATATCAAGGACTAATCCTTTAATAAACTGATAGTCTCCATGCCTGACTCGGCACTTGTGGGATTTTGTCATTTCGTCCATATTGATATTTTGAAATTAGCTGCCCGCCGCCGCAAGAGTCTCGATCCGAGGCTGAGCCTCTTCACATAAGTTGTGTGCTCTCTTGCGCTTTTCCACCACTACTTTCTCGTCGGTAATTACCAATCCGATTTGGCGATGTACTTCGGCTAGCACAGGCGCGGCGGGCAAATTGTTACTTAGCTGCACTGACTTTAGCGCCCATGCCAACACGGGATTTCTCGCGCATCTTAGTCTGAACCTTATTGCGCCCTAATTCGCTAGCCGTTTTAGGCGTATCGGATGAAACTCGCTTCGTTGGTCGGCAATACTCGTTATCACCACCTGATCCGCAAGGCTTGCCAGTACGTTGGTCTTTCCAGTTCTCCTTCTCCCATCGCTTGAGATTGGAGCCAGCTTCAGTCTTGCGAACATTGCCGCTTTCTTTGCGGCACTTGGCAATGGCTTGAGAAGCGCGAGCCGATGGAAACACGTCGTAGCTTGCTTTGACCTTTTTGTAGCAGGAGTCTTTCATGGTAGATTGAGATTATGTTTTCCGATTTCAGTCAGGCATTTGACCAATAGAATGCAAATGAGAATGACTGACATCCAGACTGTTTCAGTATTCATGGTGTTACTTCTTCTTCACGCTTTTATTAACTTTTTGTTTCAATTTCATCAAAAACGGCATTAATGGTTACGATTCCAATGCTTTTATTTGGATTGGTTGCCTTATTGTAAATATTATTCCATTTTGCCTGAGTCGATATGATGCGTGATAATCCGTTCTTTTTTGCCTCAAGTGCAATAGCTCGACACATATCAATAACTAAATTCTCAAGGTTTTTTAAAATATGATCTCCGCAACATGTATCTTTTATGCAAAAAAAAGAAGAGATACTTGATGTAATTCCATCTGAATTATGAAGTGATGTGCCAACTGGAATACCAATACACTCAGTCAAATTGTATTGACCAAGGAGTTCTATAATTTGCTTCTCTACTTCAGTTAAATTTTCGGATTCCATGGTGTTACTTCTTCTTCACGCTTTTAGATCCCGAACATCCCCATTTCCGACGAGACAAGGAATTGGGCGAATTGGAATCAGAGCGCCAATTGCCAGCGATGTTATTGCTGCGAGCACAATACGCATCAGCACGCTTGCTGCCAATAGGGCCAATTTTGCTGCCTTTTTGGCCGTATTTTACCGTCTTTTCACGGCCAGTATCAGGATTCTTGATCGTTTTAGAGAACTTCTTTTCCATATGGTTACAAAGTTTAGATCGTTTCTTGGATGGAGTCAACTGTGCCGTCGTTGGTTGAGCCAATTAAGAGGTGTTTTATGGAAATTAAAGAATGGATAGTTTGATATTCGGGTTGGCAAGTTTAGCCACTTCAAAAAAGCTCTTTTCAATTCTGGTTTCAACATCATTCCAGATTTCGTGCAGGCTCTTTTCTTCTTCTGTGATTGGCTTTCCCCTTGGAACAAAACATACGCGATGGATTCGTAATACATGCATTGAATCATCGACTGCATCGACAATCTGTCTCGTGCTGGCAATCTGCCGTAAGCCGATTTTAGGAATCGAATACCTACGCTCGTGCCAGTCCTGCATATTTTCCCCCTTGGTTCCGATAATCAGATGCTTTGGGTTGGTGCAAATTTTGTTGTCGCAGCGATGACGAACGACCATTCCATCCTCAATTTCTCCATGATGAAGGAAATACGACACTCGATGACCTGCGTACCATGCACCCTTTACCGGAATTGCGGCATAACCTCCGGTTCCAGATGGCCCGTGCCATTCCCAGCATTGTGTAAGCCCTTTGTAATGCGGGTTGGACTGATCTGGCGCAAGCCCTCCTTCCTTATTAACAAAGGCGTCAAACAATTGACGAAGTATTTTCGCGTGTGACAAATTAACGAGTTTCATACAGATTTCAGTTATTGAAGTTGAAACAGCGGTCCAAGTAAACGCTGAACGGTTCTGGCGCTCCAATGGCGCTTCTTGCGCTCAAGGAGTGAGATGTACATGGCGCTCACACCCATAATGTTGGCAATCTGCTCTTGGGATAAGTCGTAATGCTTACGGAATAGTTTGAGAGCATCCGTCAAATCTCCATTGGCTTCAACCTGCTTAACCTCCAAGTCCGCCATTCTTTTCATAGCGCATTCGAGGCTAGATTTTACTTCGGTCCATTCGGACTCTTTTTCAGGGCAGTTATTCATTGGTGTCTTCTTTTTTATTTGGTAGCAAGTTACTTTTCCACATTGGCGGCGGGTTGAGGTAGGCGCTTGTACCCAAAATTAAGTTGTTTAACTGAAGCTCAATTGATTCTTGCGTGAACCTTGAGACAAATTTAACCACCATCTCAATCATCAGTTCCGCTTGCTCCTTTGTCCAAGTCCATTGGACAGACTCGGTTCGGAGTCGGCATCGAAGCGCCATATTCTTCCTCCAATTGAAAACTTTGGTTAAAGACTCAAAAACACAAACTGGCAGCGTTTCGGGTATTTTCACTGTTTCTGCTACTGCCAATTCTTCCAGCATGCGAATCTTCCACAACTCTTCGTGGTGTCCATGATCCTCATGTTTGATTCGTGGAGCATGACGAAAAATGCACTTTCTGGAAAAGAATGCCAAAAATGGCTCTGGATCATCAGCTTTTTCAGGTTGGCCCCACCATTTTGCAATAGCCTGCCAAATTGGCTTATGAGGTGGCGCTTTCCTACTCAGCGTGCCGCAGCACTGATTTTTCATGAATTGACTGAGCATCAACTGACACCCGCCGTCCATCCAAACAACATGATCAGGCCCCATAGCTTTTACGTCCAAACGGTTAAATTCTACACCGTCGCCAAGAACCTCGTGAATCTTATCCAAATCCCAATCCACAACACCAGCCTTGTCAGCCAAGCATTCTAGCGCCATCAAGCATGCTCGGTGCTTAAAAGACAATGAGGCGAAATCAATATCACGCCAGCGGTTGGCGTTCACTCGAATCTCTCTGGATGATTTAGCTTTTCTCACAATTCATCAATATAATCAAACTTGTTTGGAATGCAAACAAATTAAACAGATTTGTTGGTACTAACCTAGTTCCTTAACCTCTTTCTTGTTCATGTGTGTAAAGGTTATGGTACTAACCTAGTACCAACTCACCCAACCAGCCTCTCGTGCTCGTTGTTGATGGCATCCTTCTCCTCCCAAAGTTTGGCATTAGGACCACACATATCAAACCCCCTCATTGTGCCGCACATCCTTGTTCGCTCAAAAATATCAATTTTTTCCCCTGTTACGAGATCAATACTGCTAGCTGCGCCTTTGCTAGCTATAGCATCTTGATGGGTGCACGCATATGCAGTTCCATGCTCAAAAGAACGCGACACACACCACCGACAATCAACACAGAATTTAGGCGTATCCATATTATTTAGCTTTGTTAAGTTTATTTGGTTTATGCTTGTAGCAGGTCCAACGATATTTATGATCCTCGCACGGCGATCCACAGTCTGCCTCTTGATAGCATCCAGGCTCATCACAGAGCATGATGAAGCAGTCGATAGACTTGCAATCTGGACATCCGTAGCATTTCGCCGCACGCTCAAATGGATGATCTGCTTCAAGCCTCTCATTTCTGAGAAACTTGTGGTAGCACTCTTTGCATTGCAGTTTTTCGGTTTCCAGAATCATTTCTTCAACTTTCCAGCGCACTCGGCATATCCGATGATGTCAACCAAGGTGTCTCGCTTCTTGCTTGTCTTGGCTCGGCTGACTTTCAGCAGAATCATCATTTGTGCCACATCCCAAGGTTCAATGGTAGAACCTGTGTAGGCACTCCACAGATTTGCGATGCGGGAGAAAGATTCGTTCACATCGCCGTAGTCGGCTTCGCGATCTCCAGCAACAATTGCTGCGGCCTCCTCGGAGATGGATTGCTCTGGAGTCGCATACCATGAAGAAAGATCTCCATAGTCAATTATTTCACCTGAACTTGCGTAAATAGATCCACCCCATATGTATTCATCGGTAAACACAAGCAATCTGGCATCAAATGGAGCTTTTAATTCAGCCCCCTTAACGAGTTTGAATCCTGGAGGAGGCGTTGGTTTGTCGTGTTCTGTATTCATGATCATGTGATTATTAAGGTGGTATCGAAGAGAATGAATGGCGTATCGTTGAGATTCGTTAGTCATTGATGAACGGTTTGAGTTTGGCAATTGCTGCTATCTGCACGTCATTGAGCATCCACGCTGAGTCACTGTAAGGATCGTCGGCAAACGAATTGAAAACCTTTTTGAGAGCTTCGCGCATTTTCGCCACTTGTCGCAAAACGTAATCATCGGCAGGCTCTAATCCGATTGTGTCATCATTGCCGAATCCCTCTTTGCAGATTCGGGCAAGTTGATCGCGTGCCTCGTCACGCTCGCGTTCAAGTTGACGTGCAAAATCTCCTTGGACCGCATCTTTGTTGCCATACCAAGCCATGCTTGCAGCATCCGTCTCAGGTGTTGGTTTATTCATGATCATTACTTGGATTGTTTCTTGGAGCCAATCTTCCTTCCCTTTGGCAAGCAGCCACAGGACTGCACACTACCAGAGGTGAGATTTTGATAATATACCTCGGTCTTGTTTCCGCACTCGCACTGGCACAGCCAGCGGCTATTACCATGGGTGTTGCGAGATACGAGTTCGACAACAATCAAGCTGCCGAAGGTTTCGTTGATGAGTGATTTTGGTGAGCGTCCCATTAGAGTGTTAGGTTTGGATGATTGCTATCTGGCTCAATGAGGAACTCGCACTCGAAAGCGATGATAGCAGGCGGATGGATAAACGATATTAGCATCATGTCTCCACGTGGAGCGGTGCGGCGTAAACACGTCTCACAGCCTTCGCGCCAGTCCCAACTGCCGTTTTCATTGAAGCCTACGCCATCGCAACGGGCTACATCATTAGGAAGCCGAATCAAGTCGCTGTTGGTCTTCATAGGTTTCATTTCAGGTTATTCATTTTTGTTACCTCAATAAGCCCACTTGGCGTCACCAAGGATTTCGTCCGAGTCAGACCACCATTCATCCCATTGGCTATTGGTAGCCACACTCCAGGGCGGAATAGTTGCGGCTGCGTCTCTGCCAGTCAATGAAACTGGCATCCACTTGATGCGGTTATTTGGATAGATTGCGATCTGCCCATTGATGAGCTTGATGACGTTGCCCTCCTTGTGCTCTTCAAGAAGCTCTGCATCACCCACGTCCAGGAGGCCGCTGGCTTGTCCTTCTGGCAGGTGGTCGATGGTGAACCAGTAGTGACCGCCGATGGGTGGCAATCCCTTGCCAAGGTTCACCAGCACCGGCACGTCGGAGAGTTGATCCTTGCGCCAGAGTTCAATTGAGCCTGAGAGGCATTCCCACATTTGAACCTTATGCAGAGGCAGCGGTTTGTGATCGTCTTCCGGCTCATACCAATAGACGCACTGCGGGGGAATTTTGTCGAAGCATGCAGCGTATTTCTCGACCCATGCCTGGAAGCAGAATGGACGGTTACGCATCGCTCGAACAGATACAAGCCAAGCGGGTTCAAATTCGTTTTCTGGACCACCGAAGGCATCGCATCGGATGAAGACTTTAGTTTTGGGTAGGTTGATGTTTCGCATATTTTACCAGAGTTTGAGGATTAAACCGATTGCTTCAGAGCGTTGGGCTGCGGTTGCTTGTAGTGCATCCGTAGCTTTCAGACTTCTATAACCATGCACAGGGTCAATGATTAAAGCCAAATGATCACAAAAATCGTCTCTAAGATTCCATTCCTTAGACCATGTTTGTTGCTCTAACTCATGCACCGCGTTAAGGTCGTTGAAGTAGTCGGGAATTTCCTCAAAACCAATATGTTTCGGGTGATTTTTATGCCCCCAGCATTTACGTCCATCTAGCCACGGCTCTTCTTGTATAAATCCAGCAGCCTCCGCCAGCTTAATTCGTTTTTCTTCTTGTGTGAGTTTCATATCGTCACCAACCATCGCACACCGATTCTGTCGATGCAACAAATACAATAAGATATAATTGTTTAATTAAGTTGTTAGCAGAGAGTAGTCGAGTTTCACTTCTCCAGTATAGCCGCGCTGGATATGAACAGCACCGAGGCTGAATCCAGTTTGAGGCCATGGTTTAGGCGGTGTTGGAACAAAGAGGATTTCCTTCATTCCGAATCCAGCCTCCAACATGTCGGACTGACGCGCCCGCATAAAAAAAGCATTCACGAGACAGAGGAAGACAACATTGCTAGATACCTCCATCGACTTTTGGAGAAATGTCCTGAGTTTTGACCAAGGCGGGTTGGTGATAGTCCAGCATACAGGTTCTTGCCAAGATTGGTTCAAGAAGTCAGCACCAGCGTCGATCTCATACCACTCCACAAACCCGTTTGTTGCGTATGGAAGCATGGCATCGTAGAAAGCTCCCTTTCCTCGGCATGGGTCAAGCAGCATACCGCTGGGGTTAAAGTGCTTCACAATCTGCTTCGCCAGTTCAGGTGGAGTATATACCCTGTCATTGCCGCCTTTTGGGGCCAGTGGTCGGTTGCTCATATTGGTAAGTGTAAGGTTTGAATTGCGCAAATACAAATACTATAAGATATTTATCCTCTCAGCCAAATCGCAAGCTCATCCTTCATCGCTAGCTTGACGTAGAAATCCGTTGGCTTCTGGCCCTTGTAGGTGAGTCCTTTGACCCGGCAACGAGCGATACAGCGCCAGAGACGTTGATCGTTGAGGATGAGTTTTTTAGCTTCTGATACCACAGGCTTCTTGGAATCAGTCAGCATCGCCTCAAGCTCAGCCAAATCGCCAATAGGCTCTTCAACAGCAGTTGGGCTTTCTGGCTTCACATCCACTGCTTTACCGCGCAGTAGATCAGTTCTAAGGCATCCACAGGAAAGGGACTTGCCCGTTGTGAGAGCGGTGTAGAACACGTTCTGCTTGATGCGTCCACAATCGCACTGGCACCTCCAGGTTGAAGATCCTTTTCTACCCGTTGGAACATGGGAGAGAACCGTCCAGCGACCAAAGCGTTTGCCCGTGAGGTTTTTGAAGTTGGGATGGAATGATGAAATCATCGTCAGAAACGATAGCTAAGTAAACGGACAGAATCAAATGGTATAAGAAATAATTTAGAGGGAGAAATTGTTGGGGATGATTTTACAGAAAAGACCCCTGGGGTAGGCTAGTTTTCAGGAGAAGATGGGGTGGCCTTTGGCTTCCTACCCCTAGCGATGCAGCCACAGGAGTTGATCTTCAGCAGCTTGAGGTTCTGATACATCACCTCAACAGATCCTCCACAATCGCATTTACATAGCCATCGGCTATTTCCGTGTTGATTACGGGAGACAATTGAGGTGACGACTAGCTTACCGTAGCGGTTTCCGAGAAGAGAAATGGGTGATCTTGGCATATTGTAGAAGTATTATTTGACTGATGTTGATAGATATTGTAGAAGATTATTAATTTATGCAAGCTAATAAATCACGCGCACTGCCAGAAGAGGTTTGGAATGAAATTAAAAGCAAGCACCTTGGCGGTGTCAGGCTTCGCTCATTGGCAAGAATGTATAAAGTGTCAGAGAGCACTGTCCTATCCCGTGCATTTCGTCATAGATGGAGCGATGAAGCTAGGATGTTCAAGAAGGTTTGCCGCGATCACCATTGTAGGTACAAAGATTGCCCTACCAACTGCGGAATCGCATCACTTTGGAGAACCAACATAGATCAAGCCAAAAAGCGTCGAATCCAAAAGTCCATGGCACGCCACAGGAAAGCAAAAAGATTGCAACAATTGCTAAACAGGCCAGCACCAAGGGTTAAGCTGTGCGCTTTTTGCCAAAAGGAAATGACATCGCTAAAGTATAAGTTTTGTTCCAGTATTTGCCAAAATGGTCACAGGCTTGCAAAAAAGCCACCGCCAAAGCCAAGAGAATTAAGGTTGAAGGGTGGCCCACCAAAGAAGCCGAATCCACCAAGGAAATGCCCGCGATGTGAGTGTGAGTTTACCTCCAGGCACCCATCATCAAAAACTCGTTTCTGCTCAAGAATATGCTCTGGAGTCAGAAGTAAAAAGGCAAAGCCGCCACCAATTGAGGGCAATTGCGTTATATGCTCCGCTCATATTGTATTCCCAAAGATCAAGTTTTGTTCCAGCGTGTGCCGTAAAAAGCATGAAAAAATCATGGATAAAAAGTTGGGCAGAAAAAGAAAAAAGAAGCCAAAACCAAGGAAGATAATTACGATCAAGCCATGTGGCATCTGTGGCAATGAGTTTCAGCCAAAGTCGTTCAGGAATCTTTTTTGTTCCAACAAATGCCATAATAAAAACGACAGAAACAAAAGAAGAATCAAAGAGCGCGGAAAGAAAAGACCACCACATCAACGCATCAAGAACCGCCTATCTGGAAGGCTTCGTGAGCTTCTTCGTCGCAAAGGACAACAAAAGAAGAATGCCATCAGTAGCTACATGGGTTGTACTCCAATGGAAATGCTACGACACGTTGAGTCTCAATTCACCAAGGGAATGACATGGGAGACGTATGGCGTCTTTGGATGGCACTTGGATCACATTATCCCATGCGAGCGATTTGATCTCACCAACGAAGATCATTGCCGAGTGTGCTTTAATTGGCGCAATATTAGGCCACTATGGGGTGAGGATAATTGGAATAGGCAAGAGATGCTAACCCTTGACGAGGCGCTAAATATCGACCCTGAGCTTGTGAGGATGGTTAAAGATATTGGAGTGAGGCTTTGGTAGAAGAATTAATACTGTGGGAGAATTGGTTAGAAACTAGAAGAATCAAGTGTGGATACTCCTGTGGTGGGAGTGAATTTATACGCTACGCACGGGCCGACCGCCCGGTGCCTACTGCTACCCGACCCGTGGCTACCGCTCTACGCTGCTGGCTACCGCTACCGCTCTACGCTGCTGCCGCTGGCTACCGCTGCCAGCTAGCGCGGTAGCAACCCCATGCCTTGCTGGAATCAAAGGGAAATCAGGCCGGGAATGGCGTGGTAAAGTTATAGGTTTGAACAATCCACATATATCCAAGTTGGACATCACTGATAATCAGTGCTTTACACATCATGCACCTTGTCAGTCTCAATAGCAGGATCAAAATGCGGTGAAAAATCCATCGGCTGAGAACTGAGCACATTAACTTGCACGGCCTGCGCCTGATCCATGCCGCTGGCTTTAGCCACGATGTCCATCAGTGCCTTTACATCCTGCCACGATTGCACATCCGGCGGAGCAGCATTGGCCTGCTTTAGCCCTTTTCCTGCGATTTGAAGGGCTAGAAGGCGGTTATCCTCTCCTAGTCTGGCGATATTCTCCGACACGCTAGAGGCTGCTTTCTGTGCAATTGCAGTGATTTCGGGCGGGTTCTTACATTCACTTACAGCTTGAGCTTTTGCCTTGGTTACTGCCGACCATACCTCATCCCTGAATCTGCGTTGGTGAATGGCATTCTTTTCGATTCCGAATTGCTCCGCCAGTTCATTATCTGGCACGCCACGAATCGACGCTGCTTTGATTGCGTCCCATTCGGCTTGGCTCAATATTGCTTCAGGCATGGTCTTATTTCTTCACTTTGTTACACAAAGCATTCCGCTAAAGCCCTCTTTTCTCAACTCTTTTTTCAATATGTCCGTTTTATCCCTTGCAATGTGTCCGCTTTATGTTATCTTCTTGTCGTTAGGAAAACCCACCGCAAAAAAATATGTCTCTCAAAAACTACACCTTCCTCCGTCTCCGCTCCCTTGGTTACTCTCCAAGGGAGGCTTTGCGCATCTTGCAAGTTGCTACCCGCTCCCGCTTGGAATGGGAAGAAAGCATAAACCTTTGCCTAGAGTGTCACGGCAAGGGGCCAATTTTCTATGTTCCGCAGAATTGCCTAGCATAGTTCACACGGGGGGCCGCGCATCTCACACGCGGAAACAAAACAAAAAACGCAACGCAATATGACAAAAAAAGAAATCATTCAAAAGATTCGTCAATTAATGGCGGAGAACCGCAGAATTTGGGTGCTTAATTCATGCTTTCGCGAACCGGCATTCATTAATGAGCAAGAAGCATACATGCTACGGATGGAGCTTGAGCGTCGTTTCGGGATGAACCGCGAAACAATCAATCAAGAAATCTTTGCATAAGAAAGCCAAAACACAATATGACACCGCACGAAACACCTGCCGCAATGATCGCCATGCTCCTAGCTTGGATTCTTGGAACCATAACCCTTTTCGCCGTAGCAATAATGCTGTGGTACTAACCAGAAACCAAAAACGATAAAAATACACCATGAAAACAGAATTTGTGAAAATGACAGATAGAGAAGCCATGACAGCGGCAATAGAATCCGCAGAAAGGTGCGCGGCTCTTTTCGCACAAAGTCTCCAAACTTTGGCAGATTACACTTCAGTTAGAATGCGTAACATGCCAGAAACCAGCGGAATATTGGACGACATAACCAAGGTTTCACCCAGTCTTCCAACTATGCTTAAAAGCCTGTCCGCCATTGATGTAAAAATGCGCAAAGTACTCCTATGAATTCATGAAAACAAAACTGAAAAAAGTCCGGCATTATGAAGGCATCGCATAGACCGCGCCAGCGCCCTCTCCTTTGCGGGGAGGGTGCAAGCGTGAGCTAACCGCCACGAACGAACCAAAAACAAAACATGAAAACAGAACCAAACAACCTACGCCTTCACTATCTAGCAGCCTCGCGACATCGCCAGCGGCAGCAATTCCATCGCCAAGTCATTCTGTGGCTTTGGCTTTTCGCTATCGCTGGCATTCTCGCCGGATGCGCTGCGTCTGCGCTGTGAAGATCAAGAAACCAAAACCAAAACCAAAAACGAAAGACAAAAACACATGAAATACCTGAAAACAAAAGAAGGCTCCATCATCGAAACCGATTCTATAGAATACTGGACTGAATGCGAAAAACTCACGCAAAAGGAGGGTAAACAGCTTTACCGTGAGCAACGGGCCGAGACTTTGCGTAAATGGATTAAGCCCGGTGACACGGTCTCTTGTATTCTTCGCAACGTTTCAAGCTCCGGCATGAGTCGCCGTATCAGCCTTGTAATCACAAACAAGGAAACGGGAGAAATTCAGGACATTAGCGGATTTGCCGCCACAGTTTTGGACTATCGCCGGAATGATCGTGACGGCTCGCTTGTGGTGGGCGGCTGCGGAATGGATATGGGCTTCGCTTGCGTCTATAATCTTGGCAGGCGCTTGTTCCGTGATGGATTCGGGGAGCTTGGAAGCAACGGCATAATCAAAGACCTACGGCCAGCAACAAAGGAAAAAGCGGCGGAAGCTGTGGCGGCTGGCTACACATTCAGGGGCCGCAATGGCAACGGCTCCGGCTGGGATAATGACGGCGGCTATGCCCTTAATTATCGCTGGCTTTGATTTGCTTCCTTGTCTTCCCTTTCCACACGAGAGGGAAGCAAAGGGCGCAAACCCTAGCCTTGCAAGGTTGCCCATCTTGCATGGACTCAAACCGGGCACCACATAACCAAAAACGAAAACATATGATCCTAAATCACAACGCACAGGAATTCTGTGCTGTTAACAAAATAGTCGGCCTTGCCATCGACCGCTTGCCATCCGGTCAAGTAATCGCGTGCGAGGTCCGAAAAGATGAAGCTGGCGAGCTTCGCGTGCCCATCGCTCGAATGAGTCTAGAAGACCTCTATGCCCTTGCCGCTCGCTTGCACTTGGAAATCTTGCCTTCCAAGTTCGCGAGCCGTCAAGAAATGGACAGCCACCGGGCGCACGTTCGCAGACTTGCGGAACGCTCAAACGAAGCGGCGGAGCTTCGCGGATCAAAGCAAACGCCAGCATGGGCCGTACCGGATAAAGCCTGAATCCTGCCCGCTTGCTATCTATGCGGCATCGCTAGCCGCCCAGATGGCAAGAGGGCGCGATTATGCGCCGATAAAACAAATAGAACACTATGCCAAGAGAACCCATGGAAGAAGAGACGCCGAAAACTTTGCGCCGTTTATATTTAAGACTTCGCAAGAATGGCACAAGATTAGATCGAGCAATAACGATGTCAGAGCTTTGGAATCAGGCCACGAATCCATCCATTCTACGGCTTGAATGTGAGCACAAGCAATGCTCTCGTGTTGCGAGAGTGTGCAAGGCCACAATCAAACGTTATAATTTGCCAGTACGAGAATTGAGCAATGGAACATTGCTTGCCATCGGATGAGTGACACCGACAAGCTCGCTGCTTTCTTCGCTCTCCTGGCACAACGCCAGCGGGAGCACGAAGCGCGACAGGCGCAGGAAAGACGCGAGGCCGAGGATCGCAAACTTGCCAAGCTAAAACCCTGGTGGCAGGAGCCGTGAAAATCATCTACTAGGGCCGAAAAACCATTTGCACAAAACGGACAATTAGACAAAAGTTAAGAACCATATGACAACCGAAGCAGATTCAGAACTGGTGAAGACATTCACCGAACGATATGAACGAGCCGAAAAACTGCTCGAAACCATTCTTGAAAGTGCCGCAAAACAATACAAGGACGGCGCTTCTCGAAGAGTCGCCAAAATCGGCACCATGAAAGCCATCATCATGCGTTGGGCTGCTCGTGAACCTGAGTGCATGGAATCCCTCGAATACCTTTCAGTCCACTAATATGAACCTCGCAGCACTACTCAAAAAACACCTCGATGAAGGTCCGCACGGATCGGCAACTAAAATGGCTCGACTTATCGGCACTGATCGCCAGCGCCTTTACGAATGGGCCAGTGGCAAAGTGAAGCCGCGCAAAGAAACGGTGCCAACGATTGTGGAATACTTGCAATCGTTAAAAGCGCCGAAAAAGCAACTGGACAAAGCGGACAAATCAGACTAACATTACAACTCAACCCGATACAATATGAATACAAGAGACGCACTAAATGAACTGGCCGATGCAGCCTATAAAAACGCATCAGACAAAGGATTCCATGACGCGGATTACGAATACTCTTCCGTCGAACTTTACTCCAAGTGGACAGCAAACCTGCATGGAGAAGTTAGCGAACTTTGGGAAGCGGCACGCAAGGGCCATCTTGAAAGCCAGTGCGACAAAGATTGCCCGCTTACCTGCGAAGAAGAGGAATTCGCAGACATTATTATCCGTGTTTTGGATTCGTCTAAAGCTCGTGGCATCGACATCGGAAGAGCCGTCGACGTGAAGATGGCCTACAACGCAGGCCGCGAATATATGCACGGAAAACTGGCATGAAAATCGACCGCACTCCAGGCGTCATCGCCGCACTTGATTACCTTGGCATTGATGTTGGCACCATGCCAGTCATTGGCCGCACTAACCATCCATTTCCAAAGCGCAAACCGGATAACTGGAAGAGCATTATAGCAGCATTCAAACTTAGGTTCAGTTAATTTCTCACCCAATGAAAAAACTTTAGCAGTTCATCACAATAAAATGCAGCGAGAAAGCGATGCTGGGAAGACTACCTCCGTTTTACGGTGGAGATTGCAAGGCTAGTAAGTATCTAATAGATCGTCGATGGATAAGAAGCTGCACTGCTAATTAATTTCTCACCCACATACAAAACACATGAGCGACAACATAGAAACAAAACCAACGATTAAGCAGCCGACTCTTAAAGAGATGATCGGTGGAGAAAAGTTCCGCGAGCAAGTAGCTCTGGCATTGCCGAAGCACATGACTCCTGAGCGGTTCTCACGCATTGCTCTCACAGCATTGCAGCGAACTCCAAAGTTGCAGGATTGCACGCAGGCAAGCCTATTCAAATGCTTGCTAGACCTTTCTGCCGCAGGTCTTGAGCCAGATGGACGACGTGCTTATCTGATCCCATACGGATCTGAATGCACTCTGATTCTTTCATATATGGGCATGATCGAGCTTGTTCGTCGCTCTGGCGATGTTGTTAGCATTCGCTCTGAACTCGTGTGCGAGAATGACGAATTCACATGGGAGAATGGCAAGATCACGCACAAGGTAGAGTGGCGCAAACCTCGTGGAGAAATCCAGGCTGTGTACGCAGAAGCTGTGCTCAAGTCCGGTGAGACTCAAACCGCTACAATGACCAAGGATGAGGTGGATGCCATCCGCAAGCGTTCACGCTCTGGTAACTCTGGTCCATGGGTTACGGATTACGGTGAGATGGCAAAGAAGACCACTTTGCGCCGACTGTGCAAACTGCTGCCGCTTGCTAGCGAGATCGCAGAGCACATCGAGAAAGATGGCGATGTCGTTCTTGAACGCGACATAACTCCAAAACCAACAGCAAGCCTTGCGCTTCCTTCAATGCAGGAGGTTGCGGAATGATCATTAAAAACGACACAGAATACCGCGCTTATAACGCCCTCAACTTCTCTTCTATAAAGGGAATTTTGAATTCACCGCTGCATTACCAAACTGCTTTGAAAGCTCCCAAAAAAGAGCCATCAAAGTCTATGTTTCTAGGAACGATGGTACATTCAAAAGTTCTTGAAAAGCGCGAAGAAAATTATGCAGTGATGCCACTTGATTTGGATGGCAGAACCACTGCTGGTAAGGCGTGGAAAGCAGCCAACGATAACAAAACTTGCATCACTCAAGACGATTACGCGCAATACAAGCGCATGGTTGGTGCCATTGAATCCAATGCTGATGTGCAATACCTGCTTTCAAAAGCTGTTGATTGCGAAATTGGAATCGTCCAGAAGTATCGAGATGCTTCAATCAAAGGTAAGATTGATTGTCTAATCAAAGATGAGTCTGGTAAATACTGCATCCTCGACCTTAAAACTACACAGAGTTGCGATCCTAACGAGTTCTCTCGTAGTGCATGCAGCTACAAGTATTTTATGCAGGCAGTCTGGTATCAGTCGCTTGTGGCGCTAGAATACGAACTCGATTATCAGGTGCCGTATTATTGGGTGTGCGTTGAGTCAACAGAGGCGGCTGATGTTTGCATCTTCCAACCTCCTGCTGACGGTCTTGAGCTTGGTCAAAAGCAGATGGAAAAAGCGTTAGAACTTCACGCTGAATGCACAAAAACTGGCAAGTGGCCTGGATTTGGCGGCGGGATTATAGAGTTAGACATACCCATTTGGGAAAAACGGAAATACGGATTGATTTAACAACAGGAAATTACTACACTTACTTTTATGCCGACACCAATCATCGCAAAAATCGACGTTAAAAAAATCAACAAAGAGTGGCTTTTTGCTGGAGCAAAAGGAACCTACCTTGACACAGTGATCTACGAAAATGACAACGTGGATCAATATGGAAACAGTCATGTGATTAAACAGAACCCGCCACAAGAAGCTCGTGCGCAAGGGGCAAAACCTGTCATCATTGGCAATTGCAAATGGATGCCGCAAAAAGGTGGTTCTCAGTCCGCACCAAGAACTGCTGTCCCAGCTAAGCAGCACCCACTGATGCAGGATAACGAACCCGACGAAACCATTCCCTGGTAATCTAAATCAACAAGCCCGTTGGCCGAGGGTTATATCGGCCACACTTTTTATATGAAACTTACTCTTGAACCAACAATCAATCCTCCGCGAGAAGGCATACCATCACCAACGATCTCAATCGAGATTCCAGATGATGACATGACATGCCGAGCCACAATTATGGACTTGGTGTTTCCATTGCTCAATGCTGCATATCCAAGCAGCAACGTGCGTAATTATTTCAACACAGACGAGATTGACGTATGAATCAAAACAAAGAAAAGATCGCACTGTTTGACGACGCAATCGTCTATCACTCCTGCAAAGAAGAAATCAGCAAGGCTGAATCCGAATGGATTGAGTGGGCCAGGATTCGCGTGATTGAATTGGAAATGGAGGGGTAATGTGACTCTAAATTACCATGGAATCTTGCGACATTTCCCAAATGCCAGTCCCGATCTGCTCGCTTACAATTCCAAGCAAGTTACCATCATGGAACGAGATTCTAGGGATGCACCATTGGGCAAGAAAAAAGTTCAAGGATCAACTAGCCAAAGAATTCTTGTCCGTGTTACGAGCGTCCGCAAGCGACTCATTGACGAAGACAATTTGTGCGAAAAA